GAATAATGAATACCGAAGCATTAAAAATATTAAAAGCAAGATTGTGGGATCAAAGAATCAAGGTAAGAGATTGTATAAAAGATAATACAAGCCCACTTCATGTAGATCTAAATGAACTAGATGAATTATTTCTTATTGAAAATGAAATGCTAGAGGAGTTTGAAAAACTAAGAACTTCTATAGCTAAAGACATATCAACTGTAGAAGGTTGGTTAAAACAATTAGAGGAACTTAAATTTGAAACCAGATAGGAGGTAAGTATGAAATGTATTAGACCAGGACATTACCAAGCAACAATACCATATGGTCAAGACCAAGTAATAATTGTGAACATTGTGAAGATTAAATCAAACTTCAAGCACAGTATTACTAAATGGAGATTGACTGTTGATGATAGTGTACTAGGTCCACAAGTCAAAAGCGATTGGGATTCTAAGAATTCAGCTATGACTGTAGGAAGAAAAGAAGTAGAGAACTTGATGTTCAAAGCTCTAGAAACTAGGATTATCAAGGGTTTTCAACTACCCAAAGACTTTTATGGAAAGGAAGAATTATATGAAGTGTAGTGCAGAAACATTTAAAGACTTAATGTGTAAAGTAAATAGGATTGCACCTGATGCAAGAGTGCAATTCGAATCAAGAGTATTTCATGGTACTCGTGAAGAAGCAGAGTTTGACAACCATGAATTCAAAAATATAAACAAGATCACTATTGAGTTTGCTGACAATACATTCTCAACTAGAGATGAAATAACAATCCATCTTGGATAGGAGGAGCTATGCTACCAGAACAGTTAGACTTCGCAGTACGAAGTGAAGAAGTATACAATCAACACCAGACTAAGATACCTGGTTATAAACAATTAGTTCGTGATGATACTAATGAGTTGATTGCTATACACAAAGATACATACAAACTAATAACACATCCACAAGCATATGAACTAGCACATGATTATCTTGCTAGACATTTTGATACTACAGATATGTCAGAAGCATACAGGATGTCTAACAAAGGTGCTTTGATGGCAATACACTTTAGGTTACCTTTATATCAAATACCGTATAGAGATTCTTTTATTGCTTTAGAAGCTATACTTCATAACAGTTACAATGGTATGAGGCAGCTCACCTTTGATCTTGGATACTATTTCATGTTATGCTTGAATGGATTGAAATCACCACTATGGGATGTTCGTATCTCATCACAACACAAAGGTAACAAAGAAGTTACATTTGAAAGACCAAATACATTTGATGTCAATGATAGACTACGAACTGTATCTAATACAATGGAGAAGTGGTCATCTATTCCAGTAGATAAAAATGAACTTGAGTATCAAGTAGATCAGTTATGTTTACAACCAACTGAACAAGATAAAAGCCATGTTAATCAAAGACACAAAGGCTACATCTTGGATGAATACAATGATAATTATTCAAAACAGTTTGGTGAAAACAAGTTTAGTGCATATCAAGCTATGACACATTGGAGTACACATTACCCAAGTGATTCAATTAATACTAGATATGATCGTGAAAGAAAGGTTGCAAACTGCAAGTGGTTTCACTAAAACAGAATAGAGGGCAGTTATTTCATAATATATGATCTCCTTCCTCCGCATGGCTGCCCTCATCATGGAGGTATTATGGGTAAAAGAGGATGTGTACCGAAAAGTATGCTAGAAAAAGAAAGATGCACAGTTTGTAAGAAGCTGTGGACTAAAGCTATGATGATAGATTATAAACTGTATACTTGTATAAAATGTTACAACAGGAGGTCAAATGACAAAAGTAAATCCCATTGATCCAGGCTATTATATTGGTTCTGACTTTCAAGTTATTGATGTAATAGAACAGTTCAAACTAAACCACCATGAAGCAAACATCATTAAGTATGTTGTTCGCAATCGTCATAAGAATCCTGATAATCCAGTACAGGATTTGAAGAAAGCTAGGTGGTATATAGATAGGTTAATTAATCAGTATGAAAATAGATAACATAGTTAAAAACCTAGCTTATGAAAAAAGATTACGACCAAGAAAAAATACTAAATATAATTTAAATGATCCAGTACAACGCAAGAGATGGTGGATAAAGAAAGTAACATATTTAGCTAGAGTTTGGTTTGATCGTGATATAGAATACAAACTGCGAGTAGGTTTATTGAATGGAGATCCTTCAGCTAAGAGATTAGCTGATGCTCTCTGGAAAAAAAAATCTGATATCGAAGATATAGTTAAGAGGAAGGTAAATGAATATACAGAATCAAAAGAAAGTTATAGACAGAAAAACAGGAATCGGTGGGAGTGATGCTACATTACTTGTTGCTGGTAAATGGAAAGAACTTTATGAGATCAAGAAGGGTATCAAAGAAGAAGATCTTTCATTTGTATTACCAGTACAACTAGGTATACACACCGAATCATTCAATAGAGAATGGTTCACAGCACAAACAGATATGCCAGTCAAAGAATGTGATTGGACACTAGTACACAATCCAGTTGATAAGAATGGATCTAAATGGATGATGGCTAACCTAGATGGTTTTGTGTTGAATCAAGATCTAAAAACTTTAGGTATCTTTGAAGCTAAACATACTAACATGATGACTAAAGAAGATACTATTATTGAAAAATACTATGCACAGATACAACACTATCTAGTTGTATCAAACTTAAAACAAGCATGGTTATCAGTTATCTTTGGTAATGTGAGATGGAAAGCATTTCATATTAAACAAGATAAAAAGTTTCAGAAAAAACTTATTAATGCAGAGTATCAGTTCTGGACAAATCACATACAGAAAGATGTGCCACCTGATGACTATGTAGATTTTCAAACATTAGAGGAGGTAATATAATGAATGAAGTTAATGATAATAATGTTAAAGACAAGAATCTGGTTATTTGGAATCAGGCTAAAGAAACTGATCCTCGTTTCACTAAGAGGGTTTCCTTTGGAGCTAGGAGTTTTACTTCTATTGATGCTCACTATCAAATCAGACGAGCTACAGAGATCTTCGGACCAGTTGGTGCAAGTTGGGGATATGATGTCAAGTATGATACTCTAACTATGGACAACAAAGCATTTCAATTTGCTGATGTATCTATATGGGTTGGTAAACCTGAATACAAATATGGTCCAGTAAGAGGTTGTAATTTATTGGTAGATGCTAAAGGCAGAGTAGATGATGATGCACCTAAGAAGGCATTGACTGATGCTCTAACAAAAGCACTATCACATCTAGGATTCAATGCTGATGTATTCATGGGTATGTTTGATTCAAACAAATATGTGAAACAGCTTGAAGAAAAATACAAGGGTAATGTTGATAAATCAAAAGTACAGGAGGTAAATACTAATGATTAATAAAGTAATACTTGTAGGTAGAACTGGTACAGATCCAGAGATCAAGACTATCAAGTCTGGTGAGATGGCTATTATGTCTATCGCTACTACTGAGAAAGTCAGAGATAAAGACACTCAGCAAATGACTGATAAAACTACTTGGCATAAGGTAGTTACATTTGATCCTAATCTATCAAAGACTATCAAGAACTATGTATCAAAAGGTACTATGTTATACATTGAAGGTCAGATAGATGTATCACAATATACAGATAGTAATGGTAACAAAAGGTATAACACATCAATACTAATACCAAGATACTCTGGTGTTATGAAGATGTTAGGTGGTAAGAATGATAAGTCTGTGGAATCAGTCAATGATGATGCCTTACCAGATGATGATATACCTGACATACCATTTTAAAGTTTAAAAAGTTTCCCCTGAGTTATGTAAGGTAAAACCTTCACCTAGCTAGGTTGATGGGGAATTTAGGTGCTATATCAAATTATATTGAAAGGAAAATATGTTGTGTATATCCTCTTACTATAAGCACCTTTATATATATGGTTGGGGTGTAAGGGCAAAGCTCACTCTTTCTTATAGTTGTTCAAGTGAGTATAAGCCATCCAGGAAAACCCATTAAATTATTCCTGGTTCATGAATTGACATGATATAAACAAAGCCATATATATAACCTATGGTACTTAAATCTCAATTAGATGAGTTAATAGAAACCTTAAATGATTATAGTGCTTACTTAAAACAGTTTGGCTATGATAAAGATACTATATTCTGTGCGTTTGCAGTTACAGCTATGTATCTAACTGGTGAAAAAAGCACAAAAAATATTGGTAGGTCCATTAAGAAAAAGGTAGATAGTATTAGTGTTGTACCAAGTACAAATCACACAGTTCATTAGCATATTCTAACGCATCAAATTCATAGTATTCCCAAAACTTATTTTCTGGTTTATACTTACCCCATGTCAGTTCCGAATGATGTTCAAAACATAAAGGTACTACAAGCTGATTAGATCTTTTAAATTGAACCTGAGAACCTCGTAAGTGATGGACATTCATAGGTGAATTAGATGTACAACCAGGTACGCAGCATCCATGCTGTATTATCTTATTAAAATATTTCTTATCTTTAGATGTATATTTGCCCATCCCAAGAACCATCCTTCCTTAATAACATTGGTATTAAGTAAGGTACACCATTTATGATGCAACCACAAGATAGTATTGGTTTAGCTACATTGATTTTCATATATGCCATAGCAAGAGATGTTTTGTTTACAAGACAACCTACTGACATACCCCAGTTTAAATGGAAGTCATTACCTACATACTCTATATTTGACTGCGTGTGGTAGTGTCCTTGACATACCGAAGCAGACATAAGTTGTACTGACTTGACAATGTTTTTAGATACTTGATGTGCAAAATATATTCTGCCTAGTCTGTTTGTTTCCCAATGGTATTCTTTCCATTTCCAACGAGATGATACATCAAGTATTTCATTGTAGTCTTTCAAGAAGAACTTAGACATTCCTTTTGCCATAGCTCTACGCAGTACCATAGATCCATGATTAGATTCTAGTAGTGTCATGTCTGGATACATCTTCTCTAGTTTTTTCATCCAGAACTTACCTACTTCTAGTTCATCAGCCGCCGAAGGAAGATCTGGGTTAATGACATGGCTTACATTGATGGAGTGCCAATCCATTTCATCACCGATATTGATTACTTTATCCCAATCATATCTGTTCTTTAGCTTGTTAAGGAAAGAAAAGCTATCAGGGTGGTGATATGGTATATGAAGGTCAGAAATGACCAAAATTTTATCCATATTTCCTGTTTTAAGGACCGTAGGAGGGTTAGTTAATTTCTTCTTGTATGATCTACTTATCTTTTTTAAATCTGTCTGCGATTTTTTCACCTGATCTACCAATGGTATATCCTCCAATACCTACTAAGATAATATTTAGTAGTGAGTTCTGTACAGATTCTGGAATATTAGGTGCAGTATAACCGAACCAATGGGCTACCATCAAACCAGCAAAGACCAACATCATAATTGGTCGCCAGTTTCTTTGTAAGAATCCTCCTTGTGCTTCTGTCTGTATGATCTTAGCAGCACCTTCTAGTTCTGCTAGTTCACCAGATATAATTTTTTCTTGAACTTTGGCTTTGAGTTTGTCTGCCTCACCTTTATTATCTACTACTTTGTCTATGGTTTTAAATACAGCACCAGCAACTGGACCTAATAAATTAAGCAACATCTATCTCCCTCATTGTTAATGCTAATTCTGATGCTCTATTTGGTGTCTGACGATACCAAAGAGAATCAATCATTTCATCAGAAGCATCAGTATACTTACCTTCTCTGAGAGCAGATAACATACCTTTAAATTTAGATACACCACCTTCACCCATTTGGTAAACCATTTCTATTACTACTTCTTTTGCAGTAGTATCTATATCACAATCACCGAGTACACGATCTGCACCATCACAGGCAGTTTGGAAATCTTTTTCAAATAGTTTGTTCCATCCTTCTTCTGTCGTAGGTATATCTTCTCCAGGTATAATTTTATGACCATACCCACCAGTATCAAAACCTTCACTACATTTATAAACATCAACTCTATAACCTTCATGTTTTTTGATTCTATTTTTTAGTTCTTCAAATGACATTGTGTTCCTTCTGTGTACAAAACCCTGTAATGTACAAATCTGTTTTCTCTCTCAAACTGTATCTAAAGTTATCCACATATGCAAGACATTCTCCTACACTATTAAACTTCTCATATAGAGGTTCTACTACACAAGTTTGTTCTAATGGACTAGTTAAAGACTGTACGCAAAAGAAAATAATTAAGTAAAATTTCAATTGAACTGTGTCATGAGTAATGCCAATAGGTTAGAAAATACTAAAAATCCTACAGACCACATGACTTTTTTAATCATACTAATATCTGTTTCAATATGTTTAAGATGATTAGATTTGATAATCTCGATATCCTTTTTGATTAATAGGATATCTTTTTCTAATTTATTTATTTTCTCCGACTGTGTTGCCATTGGATAATCCTGATGAATTTAAATGAACTTTCTCTTGTATAGATAATTGTTCACTGATTGATTTTTCTACAGATGAAGCATATTCAGCTTTAGCTTTCTGCATTAACACAACATCATCTACAGTCATGTTGTTTTTTTCTTCTCTTAACTTAGCATTTTTTTCATGTGCTAAATCAAGTCTATCTAATAAAAACTTGTTATGTGTTCTGAGTTCTCTTACTTCTTTTTTAACAGATCTAAGTTCTTTTTGTAATTCTGATAGTGTAGCCATTAATTTACTTTACTCATTGATCTAATAAATTCAATACCTTCTATGGTTTCTATTTGTGCTTCTACTTTTGCACAAGATATTCGAACTGTATCTGACATATTTCTTTCCATTATTCTTTTCTTTTCAAGGCAATCTTTAACACCATTAGTAACAGTATGTTCAATCATAGTACCTTGTGAAAATAATAATAATGCTATAATAACTTTAGTAACCATTGGCTGCTCTTATTTTATCTTTTAATTCTTCAATGTCATTCAATGCTTTTTCCATATCAGTTTGTAGTCTCATAATGTTTACCTTGTTATGTGCCATGTTTTCTAAATCTTGCGACATACCTTCTACTTGCTCTGATACAAATTCTAATAGCATAAACTGTTCCTGATCTATAGGAGTTTGATCTGCATTTTTAACAAGATCAGCCTCAAATAATGTAGCTCTAGTTTCAATATTA